GTTAAAGCAAGGTAATGTATATGGGGAGAAAGATAATATCACATTAGGTGCTGTAGATGTTCCTATTGAAAAACAAATAGCTATTGATAAGGTATCAACCAAAGGATTAAAATCAGAAACATATAAAAATGATTCTAAAAGTAAATTAGATAAACTAAGGAAACTACGCCGTGGCAATTAAACCAATAACAAACGAAGATGCTCCAAATGCATCTTCTGTAAATCGAGAATCACAAACTAGTATAAGGAGTGAGAAAGGAAACTCTAAGGTTGTCATCAAGAAACCTGGTGGTACTAATGCTGGTAAGGGATTCTCTATTGGTTTAAAAGAAATAGATACAGCAGTTATCAAACACATCCGAAATATTATGAAACCAAAGGTAAGGGAACAAAACGAGGTAATCTCTGTTCCTGTATTATATGGTAATGAGGAAAGGTGGAAGTCTGTTAAAGCAAGGGGTGCTTTACGAGATAAGGGTGGTGCTATAATCTTACCTGTTATGGTAATAAAAAGAACATCCGTTGGATTTGATGATGCTATGCCAATGTCATTTGACAATGATGTTCAAGGTAAGTTTATATCAGTAGTTCGTTCAAGTAGCGGGTGGAGTAAAAATAATAGGTATGATAGGTTTGCTGCTTTAACAGGTCAAAAGCCAGTTCAAGAGTTTGTTAAGACCGGTATGCCAGACTTTGTGACTTGTAGCTATAGTATAGTTATGATGACATCTTATATTGAACAGATGAACGACTTAAACTCACTTTGGATAGAACACCTAGAAACTTACTTTGGTGTTCCAACATCTTATCGTTTTCTTTCATCACTTGATGGTGATATATCAAATGAAATAGAAATGGAATCACAAGGTGAGAGAATGATTAAAAACGAATTTACTATGACCATTAAGGGGTATATGATACCTGAATTTACTGATAATGTATTAGGTAAAACTGCTGAATTGGGTAGAGCATACAAACCAAAAAAAGTATCGTTTTCCGAAAAAATTATATAATTATATATATATAAATTGTTATAACAAACTAAACAAGAGGTTTTAAATGTCCGAAATTAAATTTACAGAAGAAGAACTTAAATCATTAGCTGAACTACAAAACAAGTCTGCTACTATAACAAACAGATTTGGTCAGTTGGCTATTGCTAAAATCAACTTAGAAAAACAAAACGAAGCAGTTGAGGAAGAAGAGTTTAAACTTCATGAGGAATTGGAAGGTCTTAAAAAAGAAGAACAGACACAACTAGAGTCTATTACTAAGAAGTATGGTCCTGGTCAGTTAGATCCTCAAACAGGTGTATTCACACCAACCGTAGAAGTAGAACCTACAAAATAAAAGAAAAATAAAAATAAGTTTCCCTATCTTTCCAAAAATAGGTAATATTTATATATGAATAATTGTATAGAATCTTACCTAATTTTGGAGAATTTAAATGGCTGAGAAAATTATTAGTCCAGGTGTATTTACTAACGAAATAGACCAATCTTTTTTACCCGCAACACCAGGTCCAGTTGGGGCAGCTATTGTAGGACCTACTGTAAAGGGACCTATCCTTGAACCAACCATAGTTAATTCATATAGTGAATATACTAATTTATTTGGAGAACTAATAGAAAGTGGTTCGGATAAACATCAATATTTAACCTCACATACTGCTAAGGAATATTTACGACAAGGTGGTCCTCTTACGATTGTAAGAGTTGGTACACCTGGTTTAAATAAGGCTACTGCTGTTGTAGGTGGAGATGTGACAAATGGAACTACTGCAGTATTTGCTACTCAAACCATCACATTAACTGGACAACCTGCTGATGCTTCCACGATAAAAATAACAGTTGGTGGTGGTCAACAGATGACTATAACTTTTGAAGATGCTGCAGGAGATTCAGAAGATGAGTTTCAAGCCAATCACAATGCAAACATTAAAAATACAAACTTTGACGGTATGGCGGCCGCTGATGCTGCTGCGGCTTTAGGTGCTGTTGTTACTGGTATTTTAAATAAAGATCACGCTTCTGGAGCTACAACTGGTGATATGGATCATATAACTGCTGTTCACAATGGTGCTGGGGTAATTGTCGTAACTGCTGATGAAGCAGTAACAACTAATAAGGATATAGCTATTACAGAAACCGGTGATGGTGGATCAGTAATTGCTATAGGTTCTGCAACTGCTGGTGTAACCGGAGTTGCCGGAACAGACACATCAGTTTTTACACTTGAAGCTTTAGGTAACGGACCACAATTTAATAATACAAGTTCACTTGGAACAGATCAGATACTTACACCTTTAACAAGTTCTGCTGGTAATAACCAGTTTGGTGAGGGATCATTTGGTGGTCGTTCTGATAACTTTCGTTGGGAAGTATCTAATAAAAACGATTCTAAAGGTACATTTACCCTTTTAATTAGACAAGGTAATGATACCATAAAGAAAAAGAAAATAATTGAAACACATGCTAATTTATCATTAGATCCAGAATCTACTGATTATATTTTAAAAAGAATTGGTAATCAAACAAATACAGTTGCTACCGAAGATGGAGTTGCTTACTTACAACCTGAAGGTGAATTTCCAAATAGGTCTAACTATGTAAGGGTAAAAACTCTTAGTAAAAAAACACCAAATTATTTAGATGAAAATGGTAACTTAACTGATAATGCTTTATCTGCTTCTTTACCATCACTTGGTAGTGGAAGTTACGGTGGTGCTTTTGGTGATGTATCGGATGGTACTAAACAAACTGCTGGTAATTTTGGTAGTGGAGAGGTCGCACATCCATTTGGATTTTATGATAATATAAGTTCTACTAATTCACAAGGTGTTAATATGTCAGTAAGTTCTGCTACTGTAGGAACTGGTGGATATAAGACCGCTATAAGTTTATTGTCAAACAAAGACGAATATAATTTTAACCTATTGATTTTACCTGGAGTTGTAGACCAACTTGCTAATCATAGTGTAGTTATAGGTGATGCTATTCAACTTTGTGAAGATAGAGGTGATTGTTTTCTAGTCTATGACAATACTTCAAAAACAGATTCAGTAGCCACTGCTAAAACAAATACAGAAGCTCGTAACTCAAGTTACGCTGCTGCTTACTATCCTTGGGTACAAATCCAAGATGCTTCTTTGGGTGTTAATAGATACGTCCCACCATCAGTAGTGATTGCTGGGGTATATCATTTTAACGATGTAATCGGACAACCTTGGTTTGCTCCTGCTGGTTTAAACAGAGGTGGAATCGATAGTGCTGTTCAGGCATACAGAAAATTAACACAAAAAAATCGTGATGACCTTTATGAATCAAATGTCAATCCGATTGCTACATTTCCTGGACAAGGTGTAACAGTTTTCGGACAGAAAACAACACAGAAGAAAGCTTCTGCTCTTGACCGAGTAAATGTAAGAAGATTGTTAATTAACTTAAAAACATTCGTTGCAAGTTCATCAAGAAACCTTGTATTTGAACAAAATACAAATACTCTAAGAAACCAATTTATAAATACCGTTCAACCTTACATGGAAGAAGTACAAGCGAACCAAGGCATAAATGCTTTTAGAGTGGTGATGGATGATTCAAACAACACACCAGAGACGATTGATAGAAACATGTTAGTAGGTCAGATATTTATCCAACCTACAAGAACTGCTGAATTCATCGTATTAGACTTTGTAGTACAACCAACCGGAGCTGCTTTTCCTGAATAATTTTTAGGAAAATCCATATTTATTATTATAGGAGAAAAATAATGGCAGTAATAGACTCAGAACAGTTATGGTATACACCATATGAACCAAAACTAAAGAACCGTTTTATCATGGAGCTTGGTGATACAGGCATCCCAGCTTATACTATAAAGACGGCACAAAGACCTCAAATAACTTTTGATGAGGTTGTATTGGAGCATATGAACGTAACTAAATATGTTAAAGGTAAAGGTCGGTGGCAAACACTACAGATAACTCTTTATGACCCGATAGTTCCATCTGCTGCTTCTTCAGTAATAGAATGGGTAAGACTTCATCATGAAAGTACTACAGGTCGTGATGGTTATCAAGACACATACAAGAAAAATGTTACCTTTCAAGTATTAGGACCAGTTGGTGATATCATTGAAAAATGGACACTACATGGTACTTATATTCAAGACGCTAGTTTTGGTGACTTGGATTTTAGTGATTCTAATCCTGTCGAAATTACTTTGACACTTAGATACGATTACGCTGTACTTGAATTCTAAAAAATAGTTGTTTAAATACAACAAGGAGTTATAAATGTCAGAACATAAGTTCCCAACGGAAATTATTGATTTACCGTCCAATGGTAAGGTCTATCCAAAAGACTCGCCACTTGCTGAAGGTAAATTAGAACTTAAATATATGACCACAAGAGAAGAAGACATTCTTATGTCTGAAAACCTTATTAAAAAGGGTGTGGTTATTGATAAACTACTAGATAGTTTGATTGTTACGAAGGGTGTAAGTCAAGAAACCTTAATTTTAGGCGATAAGAACGCTGTATTAGTTGCTGCTCGTATTCTTGCTTATGGTCCAGAGTACACGGTAGAAGTAACAAATCCAAATAATTCTGAACAAAAAATAGAACATACATTTGACCTTACAAAATGCCCGTTTAAAGAATTACCAGGTGGTATAGATTACACAGATAATTCTTTTGACTTTGAAACTCCAATTGGAAAAAACAAAGTAAAGTTTAGACTTCTTACAGGTAAGGAAGAGAAACTAATAGAAAAGGATTTAGAACAGGCAAGAAAAGTAGGATATAATTCAGATATATCTACAAGACTTCGTTTTACGATTACAGAGGTAGATGGTGATAATAAGGTAGAAACCATATCATCATTTTCACAAAATATGCTAGCCCGTGACTCTGTGGCATTGAGAACTTACATACAAAGTATTTCTCCCGATATTGATTTGACATCGGAAATCCAAATAGGGGAGGGAACTGTGAGCGTGTCAATACCGCTTACAGTCGAGTTTTTTTGGCCTAAGTCCATCTAGTAAATTAGATATACATCAATCCATTTTCTACCTAATCTATGGTATGCCTGGTTTTACATTTAACGATGTATACACCATGCCTGTCCATCTAAAAAACTTTTATTTAAGAGAGTTTATGAAGTTTAAGAAGATAGAAAAAGAAAAGATAGAAAAATCTCAACCAAAGCAACAACCAACAATTCCTCGTAGATTTAACCCTAAATAACTTTCTTCTTAATATTTATTAATATGGCTAGACAATCTGATATTGAAAACGAGAAAAAACTCAAAGAATTACAAGCAGAAAATGCTAAACTTCAAAATGGTTATCAAAAGACCTACGAAGCTAGGCAAAAACAGATAAAAAATAATGCAATAGAGATAGCAGAATTAGAAAAAAAAATTACTAATGCAAAAAAAGCACAAACAGCTGCGGTTACTGCTAATATTCAATCGGCTAAAACTATAGGTAGATTAACATCTGATCGTGAAAAACTTGAAGAGAAAACAAATAAGTCCCTTTCTACAAGATTACAGCAATTAGTAAAAGGAAATGTTGCCAGCGCTATTGGTCTTAAAACAACAAGGGATTATGAATCTCTACAAGTAAAATTAGCTAAAAAAGCTGAAGACAATGCAAAGAATGTTAGTAGTTTAGGACTTAGAGATGAACAACAAAAATCAAAAGTAGTTTCTCTTCAACAAGATATAAAAGATGGTTTATTAAGTCAAGCGGATATACAAACTAGGGTTAATGATATTGGAATAAAAGATGAAGATATTTCAAAGGGAGTGTTAGAAACCGCATCAGATTTAAGAAAACAGCAAAAAGGAGTAGCAGCTGCGGGTGAGTTATCATCTAAAAATATAACTAAGTTTGCTGGTAGAGCCGCAACAGCTGGTGTTATTTTTAAAGTGTTATTTGACATAGCTCAAAAGTTTGCTGCTTCAGTAGATGCCATAGGAAAACAGTTTGGTAGTTTAAATGTATTGGGTGATGGGTTTAAGAATGAATTACTAACCTCACAAGAAGCAGTAACCGGTATCGGTGCTACGATGGAAGATGTAGTAGCTACTACAAGTGCGTTATCTAGTGAATTTGGTTTATCAATAGATGAAGCTGCAGATTTATCTGCTCAAGTAATTGATACTGCTAGGGCAGTAGGTTTATCAAATGAAGAAGCTGCTAAGTTAAGTGGTATTCTACAAACAACTTCTGGTTTAAGTGGAGCTCAAGCAGAAAGATTAACAGAAGGTGCTTTTCAATTAGCTGCTATGAACAAAGTTAATCCGTCTGCTGTGTTAAAAGATATGGCTGGTTCTTCAGAGGCATTTGCTATGTTTTCTAAAGATGGTGGTGATAATATTGCCAAAGCAGCCGTTCAAGCTAGAGGATTAGGATTATCATTAGATACTACTTCAAAGATAGCAGAGGGTTTATTGGATTTTGAACAATCTATCAGCGCTGAAGTAGAAGCATCAGTTTTACTTGGCAGACAACTTAATTTTCAAAAAGCTAGGGAATTAGCACTTACCAATGACCTTGAAGGTGCTATGAAAGAGGTTGTAAAACAGGTTGGAACTGAAGCTGAATTTAATAAGTTGATGTTACCACAGAGACAGGCTTTAGCTAAATCTATAGGTGTTAGTGTTGGTGATTTAGCAAAGATGGTTGCTAATCAAGATAAGGCAAATATGTTAGCTGGAGAAACAGCAAAATCATTTGCCGATATAATCGGTAAAGATGCTATGTCTGAACTAACTGCTACGATGAACGAATTAAAAATATTTGGTGTTGCTCTTGCTAACACGGTTGGACCTATTCTAATGGCAGTAGCAAAAGTTGTTAATTTTGCTTTAACTCCATTGGGTAATTTAGTAAGTGGTATATCACAAAGTGTTAGAGGGGTAAATGATTTTAAATCAGGTCCTGGTGGTATAACAACGATGATGGGACCAGCTGGTGTATTTAGTTTAAACCCAAGAGATTCCGTGTTGGCAACAACCAATCCGATACCTGTAAATGATATCAGTATGGGTCCTGCTGGTTCTAAATCTGTTGGTGGTGGAAATATGAATGTTACATTTGGGGATGCAACTTTTCAAAATGATAAACTTAGACTGGCAGTAGTAAATCCACCAGACACAACTCGTAGTTTATAGGAAATAATTATGGCACTAGAAAATTTAAAATCAGCATACAATAATTTAAGTATAAATAACGCTAAAAAGATAGCTAGTGAAGTTGGAAGAGAACTTAGTATTCAAAGTCAACTTAAAAAAACAGAAGACCTTATATTAGGTCTTAGGGCTCCTGATGTAAACTCAACTATAGAAGATATTTTTAATCCTGTTTTATCAAATATAGATTATTCTGCTAGAGCTACTGCTGGATTACCTTTTAAAAATCTTGGGGATAATCCTATATCTGTTATAGATAAAGCAGTAGATGAGGTAATTAAGACTAGACTTGAATTGCCAACATCTGTATTTGGAAGAGATGTACCTGCTCCTCTTCTTAAACAAGCTAATAAGGCTTATAATGCCCTAAGAACAAGGGGTATACTAGAATTAAACGAAGCTGTTCAATTTCCAGTAACTGGAAAACCAACACCTTTTATAGACTTATCAAGAGGACCTGGTGAAACTAATTATATTGACTATCCATCTTTACAATTACCTACATCTACTGAAGTTGATGATGTTATAGCACCAGAAAAAAAGGGTGACTTCTATGTAAAGATAAAAGATTTAAGAACAGGTGGTCAGATACTTTATTTTAGAGGATTCGTAACCGGTATAACAGAAAATGTTAATCCATCATTTACTCCAATAAATTACATTGGAAGAAGTGAGCCTGTTTACACTTATGAAAGGGGCGAAAGGGATGTAAGTTTTAACCTCAAAGTTTATCCAGCAAATTATACTGAACAGAAAATAATGTACGAAAAAATAGATAGACTAACAAGTTTAGCGTATCCTAAATATTTAGGTGCTGATGATTTGACTAGAATGCAACCACCATTTACAGAACTTTATATGGCTCACATTGGAACTAGAAAAAAAGGTCAATTTGGGTTTATAAAATCAATTTCATATACTGTTAATGAACAAGGCGATTGGGATGCTTTACGATCATTACCAAGATATTTTGATATAAACATATCTTATCAGATATTAAGTAAAAAAACACCAGATATGAATGATCGATTTTACGGAGCATAATAATGAGTAGGTATGATAATATAAAAAAAATTCAAAATAAAAGATTTACTTCTATAGGAACATCATATCTTCCAAAACATGAAGATAAAAATTCAGATATTCTTCTTATTGCTACACAAGGTGATAGGTGTGATTTAATAGCACAGGAATATTACGGAACAACCGAACTATGGTGGTATGTTGCTTCAGTAAATAATTTATCATCCAATAACATTGAGGCTGGAACTCAGTTGAGGGTGCCGGTTTCAACAGAACAAGCAGTTTTAAAATAAAATGGACATATCAAAAAAAGTTTTTGGTTCTAATGTTTCCAAAGAAATAAGAGATTATTTTAATGATATACAAGATGGTAGTGTAATAGAGCCTGGTCAACCGATACCGACAAAACAACCAAATTACCTTGGTGATAAAACTCCATTTGCTAGAATGTGGACTATTGTTAAGAAAACTTCATTTGAGGTAAAAGAAGTTGATGGTAAAAAAAAACTAAGTCCTCTTCCTAAACCAGAGATAATAACTCATATAGTGAACAGTAACCAAGTCGAATCTTATAGTGAATTATCATCCATAGGCGAGTTAACAGAAAATAAATATCTCAAACCACCAGCTGGTATAACAGAAGTGAGTTCAGATTCAACCGGTGCTTTAGGTGCGATGAGACAAACAACTATCAGATTTACAGTTCATAATAAAAAAGATTTAGATGAAATATTTTTACCATTTTTTTTAAAACCAGGTTCACAAGTATTTGTTGATTTTGGTTGGTCTGATAAAAACTTAAATTTATATGATGTTGATGATTTAACTAAAAATAGAGATGACGAACTTACAGGTCTTTACGAGGATATATATAAAGAAAACGATGATGCTATTTTTTCAAAAGGTCTAATGACAACATTAAATGGACAAGTTAAAAGGTATGATGTTAAAGTTAATGCTAATCAATCCTTTGAATGTTCGTTAGAGGTTATTTCCACTAATTATCATTTAGTTGATAAAAGTATCACACCCGATAATAATTTAAAATTTGTTTTTACTAATATATTGGAAGACTTGTTATTATTAAGATATGCTAGTACATTTGAAGGTAAAGAAGCTGAACAGTTTGTTAAGAATCAATTGTTTAATATTAATTCTTGGTCTAAGATATCACCTGCAGAAAGAGAAGCTGCTAATAAAAACTTTTTTGATAATAATCGAGACTTTAATCCAAAATCAGATTTAATACCATCGTATTACAGACAAGTTGGTATTTTTTATCAGGATTTAAGTAATCAAAGAAAACAATTGGATCAAAAAGAATCTCTTTATATGTCTTGGGCTTTATTTGAAGATGAATTTTTAAATAGGTTTGTAGCATTTCAAGAAGTGGATGGTGTAGAAACAGGACCTGATAAAAATATTAAATTACCTAAGTTCAATAGTGTTAATTGTTATGTCAGATGGGACGAAAATTTATTTAAAATGATGAAAATAAAACCAGAACTTTCTGATAATAATTTAAGTTTTCTTTATCCAGATACTTGGGATGATGAAGAGACATCAAATAAATACAAACCTACTGCTTTAACCGAACAAGGTAAGAAAGATTGGGAAGATACAAAGGATGATAAGGAAAAAAGAAGAATACCTATACGAGAATTATTTATCAATACTACAACGATAATAGAAGCATTCAAATCAGCTGATGATATAGGTAAGGCATTGGAAAAAATATTCGATACCATACATGAACATTCAGGTGAACTGATAAATATAAGATTTATAAAAAATAATGATGCTGAAACTTCAATGGGATTTCACGATAGTAATTCTCAACCGGTAAAATCAATTGATCCATCAGATGTATTAAAATTTGATGTTACAAGTGGAAATGGGGTTGTATTAGATGCAAATTTAGCATTTGAAACACCAAAATCTGGTTTATCAAGTATGATTGCTATTGGTCAATCAAGCACTCCTCAACTTTACGATGAATTTGAACTTATGAAGTTTAATTTATTAAATGAATTACAAACTAATCAAACTACCACTAATCGTTTTGTTTATAAAAATTTACCTGCTCTTGGAGAAAAACCAAAAATTTCTACAAATTTAAGCACCGACTATTCAACCATGTTTGGAAAAAATAATGTGATAACAGATGCACCCGATGAAATAAATCCTTTTTTAGAAAAAGACAGAGAATCATTAGTCAATTTTTTAGGAATAATAAATATAGAAAAAGGATTTAGTACCATAAAAAATTACAGATTTCAAGATTTTAAAAAGAAACAAGAAGAGTTATATGAACAATCTTCTAGTTTAGAAATAAAAAAACCAACAGATTATACAATAGAAAAAGAAGATGAAAGGGGTAGAATTAAATTTACTGCCAATAGTGAAAGGGATTTAGAATTGATGTATGCTAAAATTATTAATATGTCTAGTAGAGAAACAAATTCTGTAGCAGTAGTTATGCCTATAAGCTTAACTTTAGATGTATATGGTAATAACTTTCTAAATATAGGTGATTATTTTACTGTTAACTTTTTACCAAAACAATTTCAAGATAATGTTTATTTTCAAGTGGTTGGTGTAAATCATAATCTATCGACATCTAATTGGAAAACAACATATAATACTGTTATGAGAACTTATACGAAAAGAAAATATCAACAATTTAGTTTTGATCCTAATGGTGCCTTAACAAATCAGTTTATTGTTACTTTGGGTGGTGAGTTGAAAAAGGCTTTATATAAAAATATAGATGAATCTGGTGGAGCTTCATTCTTTGGAAGTAGCTATTCTGGACATTTACTTAAAATGATGATGGGTGGATTTCCAAAAATTGCAAAAACAGGAGACCTATCACCCCCATCAGGCGTAGAAGGTATTTCTTCAATTCCATATAAAGTTCTTGATGTAAAATATGACCACAAAGCCCTAACTGAAGATGAGATAAAGGATGCAAAGTTAAAAGATTTAAATTTATTAGTTCCAAATAAAAATAACAATGACGCTTCATATAGTCAAGGTCAATTAGCTTGGCATATTGCCGTTAGTGAATTGTTGTTGGGTAATGATGTTATAGATTGGAAAAAATACAAAAACGAAACAAATAAAACAGACTTTTTCTTCAAAGCCGTAGAACCAACGAATGCATTAGCTGATTTAAAACCATCTAAAGGAAAAATTGTTATAATTCCTACTAAAGAAAATAGAGGTGTGGGTAGGTTTTACAACCTAAAAATAGTAGACAGAATTGATGGTTATAAATTTAACCTTATTGGATTAGATGATTCCGCTAAAGCAATAATAAAATATATAGATAGTTTAGCTGGAAAGCAAAGTCAAGATATTACTGCACCAACATCTCCAACATCCGAGTATGGTGGATTTTATTTTTTATATGCTTTAACATGGGAGCTAGAAAATACTTCGATAGTAAACGGTAACGAAATTATTAATAAGTTTTTTATTTTTGATTTTACTTCCGAAGAAAATAAATATGATTCTCAAGTATATCCTATTATACAGATACCAAGGGAATATTTTAAAATATCATATGACGAGTTTTTAACTAAACTATATAACAGGTATTCAATTCATAAAAACAAAATAATGAGATTAATAGAAGAACCATTTTATGAAGAGATTGATAAGAGAAAAGCTTTTATAGAAGGTAATAGATAAAATAAATCTTGACTTTCTAGTAAATTATCCTTAACTTACCATATGGTAAAAATGGTTACTACAAAGCCTAACTGGTCAAAATCACATCCCCTAAACAAGCTAGTTCTTATGTATGATGCTATAGAACATAAGTTAGTTTATGCTGACCATTACGAACATACAACAGTAGAAATAGATTATCCAGCAGACGAAGGTATGTTAATTAATGATTGGAAGGTAGGACATGCTTATTCCTTTGCCGGTCGCCCTAAGTATTGTGCCGACATCCTAAACTATTGGATGCTAAACCAACCACTTGAACATATACAATGGGATAACTTTTACGACCAAGATGATTTTACATATTACTATCCGTTAGATAAGATGATAGAACAATTATGTGAAAAAGTTCCAAAGTATGATAGTCTGTTTAATGAAAAAACATTTATGAAGTTTCATAGAGATTTTGTAAATGCCTTCGGTGAGTTAGAAAAAAATGGTATCGGAGTAAATACAGACTTTACAAAGATATTCGGTGAGCATATGTTAAAGTATATTCACAATAAAAAGATATATCAGAACTACAACTTTTTTACAACCACATCAAGACCATCCAACTCTATACACAATCTTAACTTTGCTGCTCTTACACCTGATATGAGGAAAGCCTTTTCACCACTTAACGATGTATTTGTTGAGTTTGACTTTGCTTCTTATCACCCAAGGTTG